CCATAGCAGTAGCAGCACCGCTATTTGATTTATTTAGGTCTATGCGTCCAACACCAGAAGGGCTATATATTGTTGTGCCTACACCGCCAACAGTAGTCGTACCCACCAACAAATTGCCGCTGGCGTCGATTTGCGCTTTATCAAATGCTGCTGTATACCCACCGACTCTGAATTTAAGCGCACCACCACTTGCTACAAACGTGCCCCCAACGCCTTGCTCGACACCTATTGATATCTTGTCCGTTACATTAGATTCTACCGCAAGTGAAACATTGCCCGCGTTTGAGAAAAGGTTTTCACCTGCGGCTGTCGAGTTGACATTACCACTAAAGGTGGCGGCTCCTGTGGACGGCGCGATAGTAAGCACTGCACCTGCCTGATTATCAACCCTGAACGGCGTCCCCGCAGCGTCATTGATCTTAACGTACAGACCGTTACCTGCCCCAGATGTCGCTGTGTTTATGGTTGTGACAGCCCAATCAGCACTTGCGTTAGAACTAAAGGTGGCGGCTCCTGTGCTATCGATTCGGAGGCGTTCTGTGTTGCCTGTATTAAATACTAGAGGGTCAGCCTCTATAGTTCCAATGTAAGTTGCATCAGTGTTAGATAGCAGTCTAAAAGTGTGAGTTCCATTGTTTTCAATATCAATGAACCCTCCATAGGTAGCGTTGTTGAGCGTCAAGCCTGTATAGTTAGTTACAGCGTTTGGGCTGGCAGTCCCAATACCCAAATTGCCGCTGGCGTCTATGCGCATGCGTTCTATGCCGTTATTGAGTATAGCAAGGTCAAATGCGTTGTACTGAGGTGCCAAAGTCCAAGTATTGTCTGGAGCTGGTGCGGTGTTGGTAAGTGTCAAAGACGATGATACGTTGTCAGCACCAGTTAGGTGCAAACCTGTAGCAGGCGAGCTAGTCCCAATACCTACTCGACCGCTGGAGTCTATGCGCATACGCTCTGTTGGCGCAGTATCAGTAGTAACATCTCTAGTAAGAAAGGTTAAATCACCTTTGGTGTCTCCTGAGCTACTTGTCATGTCAAAGCCGATGTAGGCAGGAGAGTTAGTGTTGGTCGCACCATCAGTATAACCAAAACCAATCATAAACTTACCGTTAGTCGCATAGTCTGCACTGCCTAACTGCAAGTAAGTATTTGCCGCCGTTACAGTTGTAGGTGCATTAGCGCCAGAAGCCTCAGAAATTGTTAGTTTTCCTGTAGGGACTGTGTTGCCGATACCCAAATTGCCGCTGGAGTCTATGCGCATACGTTCTGTGTTGTTAGTGCTAAACGTCATAGGGACGGCACCTTTTCCATACAACCAGTGTTGACCTGAGCCTGACACAAAAAACATAGCGTCTGCTGCATTACCACTTAAACGTAAAGCTGCGTTGGTACTGTTAACAATGTCAATGCCGCCAGTGGAGCTTCCAAAACCTAAAAAGCTAGGAGAACTAGTGCCAATACCTAACGATTCAGCAGAGGCGTCCCAGAAAAACTTTGGAGTCGTGCCCGTGTCTTCGTAGAATGAGATGTCGCCGCCGTTTGCAAAACTAGCTCTAGTAGTCCCGCCATCTACAAAAAGAATATCTCCAATGTCTGCATCAATGCCGCCAATGTAAAACGTATTTGCACCGTTAATACCCAAAGCTCTTGTAGAAATGCTTGAGGAATTTTTAAAGTTAATATACTGAGCGTTATCTAAACTAAGCCCATCAGCCGTGATTGTGCCAGTAACGTCTATGCCTGTGGCTGTGGTTGATAGCTTGGTCGCGTTGTCGTAGCGTAGATTAACTAATGGGGCATTTGTGTTGTTAAGGACATCAATGGCGGTCTTGCCTGTAGATTCGTCACGGATAGTAATGTTTGTGCCATCAATAACGAGTGAACCAATACCTAATTCTTTAATATAGCTATTAGACCCATCATGATAAATCTGTAAGTCACCACTACCAAACGTAGCTTTGACGTTATCAGCAAAGTTTAAGTCTTCGTTAGAAGCTGACCATGTAAGTTTTGCAGTCGTGCCCGTGTCCTCGTAGAAGCTGATATCGCCGTTGGAGGCTATAGTTTGTCTTTTAAGTAATGAAGTATCGTCTGATGTAAATAAGTTTAACTCACTACCATATGAACCATATTTAGCACCAAAAGCCTTGATGTTTACAGATGAAAGACTGCTTGCATAACTACCATCAATAGCTAATCCAGAGCCAAAGTCAGCATTGACACTAGGAGTATTTATAATTAGACCAGTTCCAGTTCCTATTGCGCCTACCTTTGCCCCTGCTGTAGAAACTGGTAACCATGAAAAGCCTGTGGTGCTGTCAACAACAAGCCCATCCATCGTGGCTGTGCCAGTAACGTCTATGCCTGTGGGACTAACTCGTAATTTTTCGCTGCCAGAGGTTTTAAATTGAATGTTGGGTGTGCCGCCAGTGTTGTTATTGCTATCAACATTGACAACAAATACATCCCCAAGAGCATTAATGTTACTAGCAACCGCATCGCTACCTAACTGCAAATCACCTGATGCGACAATACTGCCAGTAACGTCTATGCCTGTGGCTGTGGTGGCTAGTTTCCCAGCCCCTGAATAAAAGAGCCTTGCATCGCCGCCTTCAGTGGCCGTAATCATGTTTTGGGTGTCAGCAGCGTTGTTAAGATTCCAACTGTTTGTTAGCTGAATAAGAGCACCTGCTCCAGCGTCTTTTATGTAACTGTTACTTCCTGTGTGATAAATCTGTAAATCATCTGACGCACCAAAAGTAGCCTTGTCATTATCGCCAAACGAAATATTAGTCCCGCCAGTGGTGTTGCCGTTAGCCAGAATCTCAGAAAGGGTGTCAACCGTGCCAACTTGGCTGTCTACATAAGCCTTAACAGACTGCTGAGTAACTAAAGCCGTGGCGCTGTCAGACACCATATCGTCTTCATCAAGGATATTAGTTACAGTTACTGCGCCAGTACCTTTAAGAGAAGCAAAAGTAGTAAGGCCAGTAATGGTCAGGGTACCGGCAGATAGAGTGACTACGTGGTCTACAGCTTCTAATACATTTGTACCGTCGCAATAGACAAGCATGGTTTTGCCAACAGGAACCGCTATGCCAGAACCAGCCGCTGTTTTAACTGTGATTACTTGGGCAGTGCCGTTTTTAACAATATACACTTTACTAAGAGCAGGGCAAACTACACTACCCGCGCCTGTTAACGCGGTACCAGAATCCGTTAAGGACAACATTGCTGCGCGAGATTCCGCAGTGGTGCCGTTTGCAGTGGTTAGTACATGAGAGTTAGCAGACCATGTATCTATAATAGATAAACCAGCAATAGCTTGCTCTACCATAGAGGTTATATTGTCGTTTACTACATCCCCCCACGTACCGCTCAATTCTCCTTGGACGGGCAGGGCTAATTTTAATATTGGAGTATATTGTGTTGTCATTTAACTAACCTCATGCGGCTATTCTTTCCCAATTCGGGTCTTGTATATTTGTTACAGAGTTCCAATTACTATTTTGGCCTATGTTTATGTTTTCCCAATTCGGGTCTTGTATATTTGTTACAGCGTCCCAGTTACTGCTTCCACCTACATCTACATTCTGCCAATTAGGATTTTGGGTATCATCGACTTGCCCCCATACGTTTACTGTGCCTACATACCCTACAGCGGCTAACCCTGTTACTAAAACATCTGCGTTTGCTTTCGCAACTACAGTACCCAGTTTAACGTATGCTACTACCCCCGTAACAGGAATAGTTATACCAAATACTACCGATACTGTGCCTACTTGCCCTACTGCTGCTACGCCTGTTACAGGTGCGTTTGCTTTGGCGTCTATAGTAACAGTGCCTACTTGCCCTACTACTGCTATTCCTGTTACAGGGGCGTTTGCTTCGGCGTATACAGTAACAGTACCTACTTGCCCTATTGCCGTTACACCTGTTATAGGGACATTTGCTATACCTGTTATAGTAACAGAATTTACTTGCCCTACTGCTGCTACGCCTGTTACGGGGGCGTTCGCTTCAGCATATACAGTAACGATACCTACTTGACCTGTTGCCGCTACACCTGTTACAGGAACATTCGCTTCAGCGTATACAGTAACAGTACCTACTTGACCTATTGCCGTTACACCTGTTACAGGGACATTTGCTTCAGCGTATACAGTAACAGTACCTACTTGACCTGTCGCCGCTACCCCGTCTACTGATACTATGGTTAGGTCAGTGCCCCAAGGAGTTTGCCCCCAAGCCCCACTACCCCAACCTACGTATTCGACAGAAGACGGCATCTACGCGCCCTACGTAGCGATACGTATAATAGCGTTTGTAGCGTCACCAGCAGGGAATTGAACCGTAAAGTTACCAGCGGTAGACGTTTTGTCTGCCCCAAAATCTAGTACTGCTACCGCAGGATTACCGGCTGAAGTGCTATATATCAAAGCACCTCTAGCAGTAATAGTAGCGTTAACCCACGTAGAGTCTGTAAAGTCTAAAAACGCTGTAGTGCCTGTAGCTGCTGGATTAGCAGAAATAACTAGTGTATTTCCCCCCGCAACATAGTTTGTACCAGATACTTCATTAGTAACCGAATACGCCGTAGTAGCTGCACTTAAAGTCGCGGCAGACGTGTACAATGCAATTTTAAATACTTGAGTTGTATCTGCACTAAAATCCATCTCCCCGTTTAGAAGAGCGACTTTAAATGAAGTACACATTGCTTGTGTAATTGCCATGTTATATTTCCTTAGCTAACTGGTGCTTTGTATTGCCCAGAACGATATGTATCTTCGCGTAGTTTCCCATCACCAAGATTTTTTAATAGACCCATAGATAACACAAACATTTTTTCGTAGTTACCTATAATATCTGGTTCTCCTTTCATAAATCTTATAGCTTCTACTAACGCTCCGTTTAACAACGCGGAATCAAATTCGTTGCCTAACCACGTAGTACCGGCGGTTACTATAGATTCGGGGTAATACCCATAGTGTAACTCCATAGAGTAATTGCTGTTAGGAGTAGGGCCGACAATAAAAGAATCGTCATCAAAATAAGCATAATGCTTAGGCATCCCCGTGCTAGTATTATTTGGGTATGCTTCTCTAATAAAGTTAACGTCTTTATTTAGTAAGTAAACATAATTTCCAGCGGCGTCTATAACTGCTAGTGAATAAGACCATAAAAAATCAGTAGGCATCCCTAAATACTGAACTCCCGTACTTAGTGTACCAGTAACATTCTTACGTAATGCAGGTAGCTGTACAGAGTTGTATATTTTTTGTTCAGCTTGTTGAGTAAACATAGCGAGCTGTTCATCTGTGAACGTATTCTCACAAATGTCTTGGATATTAGTTTTTAGCTCGGTATAGTTCATAGATTACGCCATAGGGCCGCGAGCATACAAACCTTTAGTCGCACAGCCAGTACCACGGATTTTTACTTTGCCTCCATCCTTATACTTAGCCATTTTTTCTATAGGTTTCCCAGTTTTAACTGCTTCTTTTTTAGCCGCTGCTTTGCCTTTGGCATCGTATGTAAACTCTTTATTTCCTACTTTAGGCATTTTAATATTCCTGCTAAGTTATTATTGTTACTTTACCTATAATACCACTAAGTACCAACGTGTTAGGAGTTAAACTATACGGGTCAAATCCTCCACCTACGGGATTCCATCCCCATTGTACATCCCTACTACTGTAATCCCCTGCTTCTCCTAAACTAGTATCCGGTCTAGGGTCACGTAAAGCTTGTGGGTCATTAACAGGAAACTCGCCTAACCTTAGCTGGGGTTGGTCTTCATTCCAACACTCAGGACAGGCTTTTACGTTGGTATCCCTGTTTTTAACTATAAGACTTCGTAATTCTTTTAGTTTATATTCCCAACCACACACATCACAATAGGCTATAGCTTTTTTACTAGAAGCAAATTGAGTAGCCACGACTATAAATACCCCATACGTGGTACAAACCTAACCGACGCTTTCTCCCTATCTTCCCCCGCAGCTAGTTGAAATTGCTCATCGTAAATAGACTTTAACATACCTACTCTTTCCATTAACTCAGGCACTTTCATGGCTATATAATAAGCTAATCCTGCCACTAACACCGGAAAAAATCTAAAGTTCATATCCGAAGTTTGCACACCACTTCCAGCATCTTCAATCCTACGCATACGCCAATAGTACAGTGTGTAGCCGTTGTTGTCTGGCACAGGCCAAACATTAACTTTAGGAGTATCCCGTAACCGTTCTACATAAAGCTGTATTGGCCTTCCTTGAGTTAACTTATTTGGGATACTAGCGTAAGTACTTACACTAATTCTACTTAAAGTAAGGTCAGATTGTGTGGCTACATTACCGCTGTTCGTGCGTAATTGATGCTCTATTAAGTCTATAGTATCCGCAGGTAGGTCGTACTGCCCAGTCCCTTGGGTAAGCGGAATAGTACCGCTGTCTATAGTCCACATGTTAATACCACGGTTCTGCCACTCAATAGTAAGCAGATTCATAGAGCGCCGGGCGGTCTTGAGGTCGTAACCAGAACGCATTTCACGCCCAGCCCGTTCCCACGCTTCCTCGGCAATCTCCGTGAAGTCCATGTTAAACGCTGTAGTTCCTGACGTAGCCATTACTTACCCCACTCTGATTTAGCTTTAACTTTGGCTTTGTCAGATAGCTTGCCGTAGTGGAACAACTTTTTAGATGTACTAGACATACTTTTCCCAGTCATAAGAGTTCCATCTGGGTGTTTATGCATACCACCCTTATACTCTTTGCCGTTTTTAAAGTAATGTTTAACACCCATACCCATGTTTACTTACCCTTGCGTTTTGTGGGGGTAACTCTACGTGGTTTACCCGCCGGTTGACCAAGGCTTTTTTTCTCAGCTACCTTTTTTCTTTTTTCCTCACTAGACATCTCGCCAGAAGTCTTAGGAGTCTTTTCAGATATCCGCTTGCTAGGCCGGCAATAGGGGGTACCGCGTCCATCTCCCTTACTTCTACCACAAGCCTTGCCGGTACTAACGTCTTTCCAATCCTCTTTAAACCAACGCTTTAATGAAGCACCTTTCTCAGTTTTACGTATGTTCTTACGCATTACTTACCGGCCTTTTTCTTCCGACATTTAGCAATGGCTCCCGAAGCATAGGCTGACGGGAACACTTTGTATTGCTTCTTGACCTTAGTATAGCACGCGTCTTTTACAGTACCCCCTTCATTATACCCACACGCCATAACTGCTTTGCGGTAGTAATTACGCACTATAGCATCTTACAAGCGCGTACGCCCTTAGTAGCTTTACCTGCGCCACGGACTTTACCGCCTTTCTTGTAAGCCTTAGCCATCCCACCAGATTTCATTTCGGGGCGACGGGTTTTGCCCTGCTGCTGGTTTAAGTAATCTCGCAGGCTTAACCCAGAGGCTTCTAATTCTTCTTTAGTGACCGCTGCTTTTTGTCTACCATCTTTACCAATAAACTTGTCTGCCCCACGGCTTTTTGCTTCTCCAACAGACTTAGCCATACCTTCAGCAGCCATACCGGGAGCAGTAGCAGCTTCTCGGCGCATCATATCTGCAACGGGGGGCTTACCCCTGTCTGCCATACCTTGTGGGTTCATCGTAGCAGGGGGGGAGGTAGGGGTTGTCAAATCCTTAGCTTTAGCTCGCTGGGCATTCCTTACGCCGGGAGCAACCATTGTAGGGGTATCTCCGCTAGTACGTTTAGCTTGCATTTCTTTTGAAGTAGGCATAGGCGCGGGAGAAAATACTGTGTTAGCTGGCTTTTTGTTTGCCATACCATTTCTAGCTTTGTCTCTCGCTTCCATTTTTTTATCTTTTTTCTTTTTTGTGCTACTACCGTCGCCAAAAAGTTGTTTAAATACATTACGCATAGTTTTTGTCCTTTACCACTTTACTTTATCGGCCCAGTACGCTGCGGAGGACTTCCCCTTGGCAATGTTTTTACCGTGCCTAGATTTAAAAGATTTACGTTTAGCCTTCATTTTTGAAGACTCGCCCTGTTTAGGTTTACCTGCGGTACTAGCACCTTGCTCTCCGAAACGAATTACTTTTTCTTTGCCCCCTTCACATGCTTTTACTACATGAGATTTTTTGGGGTGGGAAGGCGTACGTTTGGGGGCGTTGCAGGCCATAGCGGCCTTGTCAACTTTACCCCCCGATTTATAATATTTACGCATGTTAACTATAAAATACCGTTACAGCGATAATATTAGTCTCAACTGAAACCCATACATCGCTATCAAAACGTATTCCATTATCGGGAATATTAACCGAATGAGAGTCGTTTTGGAGAAAATCAAGGTCAAGTAACGTAGGGCCACCATTACCATTAGTTAAGGTTAGTCTACCTGCACCAACGTTATCTGTCAGTACTTGTACTTGGCGAACACGCGCAGGGCCAACGGCAAGCGAACCTGTGGCGGTTATACGTTTTGAAGAAACATCAGAACTAGCCATTGGAGCCTCCTATTTAACTAAGAGCTGCGCCAACAGCAGTAACCCAAGCAGCGCCAGTGTTAATTACAATGCAATATTCGTTGTTACCCGCACCGTTATCGCTAACCATGTACACAGTACCAACGGCAGTAGTAGCAAAAGCAGGGAGGTCGGCAGTAATTACGACGGGGATTTGAAAGCCATTATCCGAACGGACAGGGCCTGAAAAAGTGGTTTTAGCCATTTTAAAGTTCTCACATGTGAGTTAAGGCAAATCTGTCTACATGTCGTCAGTCGGGTCTGTCAGATTCACCGGATTGTTTCCCGATAGGGTTAAACATATCATAGCATATAGCACTAAGTCAAACATAAAAAAGGAGGCCGAAGCCCCCTTTGATACAACATATTTGTGTGGGTTAGTAGGGGCTAGAGTTGACAGCAAAAGACCCCAAACACTAACCCACACAAATAATACTACGCGCCGGGTGAACCAAACACACCAAGTGGATCAGATACACCAAACGAATAACGCTCACGGGCTTTATATCGGCTGTTGCCGGTATCGAAGTCAGCATCCATAGAAGTAGCCATTGGGCTACGGACGAAGTGCTTCAAGCCATTAGGTACGTCAGTCATCAAGAACCAATTATCTGTATCAGTAAGATAATGGTTAACTGAGTAGCCTTGTGGAACAGACCCATTGTTGTTGATGGCGTTCAGATCGTTATCGGCAGTACCTACACGACCTTCAGTTTCCAACAAACGAGTTGCTACAAATTGCAAAGCAGGGGGGATAATAAGTTTTCTAGGCTTTGCAGCGATCAAAAGACCACGTTCATCAGTCCAGCCAGCAATCTGAATTATAGCAGCTTCCAAAGAAGTCTCGTTAAGGTCTGACGCTACCGCAGGGCGGTTAGAGTTAGTACCACCAGAAACAAGTGGGTGTGCAGTAGAACACAGCACAACACCATCGCCGTAAGTAGTGCCAGCAAAAGCGCCGTTCAGTACATCTGCTGCTTTAACTTGCTTGGTATACGCCATAGCGCGAGCCAATGCTTTGGTGTAACGAGATGACAAAGAATCATACAAGTTATCTTCAATCGCTTCTTCAGTGATTGAAAAACCCATAGCAACGGTTTCGTGCGTGTAGCGTGCGCTCCATGCTTCCTGCGCATTGTCGTAAGAGATGGCAGAACCCTCTCCCTTAACAGGTGCAGAACCAAAGCCAGACAGCTTAGTTTCTTCTTCAAAAGAGCGGTCAGAAGATTCAGTCTCAAAAATCTCTTTATGCTCTTCGCCGTACTTAGCGTACTCCAAACCAAACAATGCGTTTAGCCCCGGCAGTAACTCTTTTAGTAATTGTGCTCTTGAAATAGCCATTATTTAGCTCCTTATAAGCCAACAGCATTGGTGCTGCTGTTATAGCCGGGGTTGAATTTCACCAACACGTCAGGAAACGCGTCACCAATAGGCGATACGGCACTGACAATACGGAAGGCGGCGGTTGTAGTAACAGTTGTTGATTCAACTGCGCTTGTAGAGTTACCAGTTTGGGTAGAACCCGTAGAGGTACTTTGAGCAGCAGCAAAAAACGTATTAGCGCCAATGTCAGACTGATCAATTGCACCATCCATCTGAACTTGGAACAACACGTTGGGATCGTCAACAACATACGCCTTAACAACACCAGTGGTGCCAGAAGGATAGTATTGACTAAAAATCAATTGACCTTGAGCGTTAACGTACTCACAGCCAACAAATACACCCAAAGAACCAGTAAGGGTTGTACCCGTAGGGAATGCGTTTGTTGTGCCATCGGCACCAGTCGCTGTACTCAGTGCGATGTAACCATCGGCACCAATATGAACAACTTGGCCGTTGAAAAGGTTAGTACCTTCTCCAGCAGGGTCAATCAAGTACTGAGTAGTAGCGCCTGCGTAGGGCAGGCCATCAGCACGTTTTACGGGGCGTAGCCCGTATGGTGCGGCAATATTAGCCATTTTGAATTACTCCAAATAAATTTAATTTAAGTACCTTTACCAAAGGTAACATTCGTTTTCCGCTCATTAAATAGCGGCATACGCGGGTCATTTTCTCGCATAAGGTTATTGTCCACAGAGTTCATCTGTGCCCGACTTTGTTGGTTGTAATAAGCATTACGCTCTTCAACCATCTCATAAGGAGCTTTACAAAGTAACAAACCTCCAATAACTACATTGTCCCTAAATCGTTCGTTTTCTATAGTGACAAGCGTAATTTCAGGGTGGTCTACTGCTTTTACAGCCTCCCAACCTTCGCGTATTTTAGAAGAAACATTAGTGGCATCGACGTTCCCTTGAGTGCTTACACGAATCCAGCGAAATACATAGCCCGGCTCGGGATGGGGGGAAGGCAAAACCTCTGGCCTAGTCCAAGCTTTTTTACGAACCGTTTTTTCTCGGGTTTCTAGTTCTCGATTAAGTCTATTTTCAGCCATTATATTTTCCTCATTTCTTCAGCAACCTTTTGGGCGTATAATTCGAGCGGTACTCCAAGTTTTTTAGCGATAGACACTTGTGTTTGCGTTAATCGCACCTTTTTGGGTGCTGTGCTCCGCGTAGCGGGGGCAACCACATTTGACTGTCGTTTACTTGTTTTAGTCTCTTGCTCTTCAATTTCCCCAAATGCTTCAGGGAAGGTGTTTCGCATACGAGCATTAATAGCCTCGTAGTAAGTATCACTTGATGTATCCACTCCTTGTTTAACAAGTTTACTATGGACACCCATAGCATAAGCGGTCATTTCATCATCAGAACCAAACCAACTATTCTTTGCGGCCCACTCTACAGCTTTAGAATCCGCAACTTGTTGGGTTTCTTTTGGCATTTGTACAGGAACTTCAATAGCTTGTAAAGACTCCTGTTCATAATTAGCTAATTTATCTACTTTTATTTTAGCAGAAGTTAGCCTATCTTGCGCCTCCATTAGTTTATCTGCATCTCCAGCTTCATACGCTAGCTTATATGCTCGTTTTGCAGTTAAAACTTCTATAGCTGAATTTTTCTTTGCTTGCTCTAGTAACTCAGCCCTACTTTTACCTACATCCCCTTTAAGCCTGTTATTTTCGTCTATAAGGGCCTTAGCAAAAGTCTCTAATTCTTGCCGTTCTCTAGTAGCTTTTTCTTTTGCTCGACGCTCGTCATGATAGCCTTTACTAAAGTGCTGTATACGTTTTCGCACTTTTTCAGAATAATCTTCAAGCTCTTCATCTGTAATTTCTTCTGGGGGAGCAGAAGGTTTACGATTTCTGTCTTCTTTAGGAGTGTCATCTACAACTTCGATATCAACTTCTGAATCTGTTTTGTCTTCTATTTTTTTAGGTTTTGTCTTTCCAGACAAATCAATTTCTATTGCGCTGGAGCCTTCTATTTCCAAGTCGTCGTTTTCTTCTTGTTCGTGAGGCAATGAATACTCTACTTTTTGAAATCCCATACTACTGCTCCTTACGCTCGTGACACGCCACGGGGGTCATTTACTACTGCTTCAATGGAGTCATCATTCATAAGGCGATACTCAACACCATCAACCCTAAACCGTGTTCCTGTATTCATGCGAAACATTACATAATCGCCTATGTTACACCACGGCCCAGTAGGAAAACGCTCCTTATCGGAATAAGCACCATCGCCCATGTCCAATACAAGTCCAATAATAGACATAATGTGCTCGTGCTGCATGTCCTTGCTAGATTTTAAAATACCACTATCGCCATAAGTTTCTTCAACTTTGGGTAAGGCTACTAAAACCCTATATCCCACGGGCTTTGGTAGTTGGGCTTCTAATTCTTGTTCTGTCATTTGTACTGCTTTAGTCATTGTCGTTTTCCATGTTGTTACGCAAGAGGTCTGCTATATAAATTAAATTGGTTTCTAGACCCCGAATCAAACCAACTACTTCCCGATAGTGTGCGTAGTCTTTCGCTGCACCTCCACCAAGATGTTTTTGAGCGGAAGAAATATCTTCTTCGATTTTGTTTTTAAGCACGTCTAAGACGGTAATAGCCATAATTATTCCCTATTAAGTTTACTAGCAGCCTCGTTTTTAGTTTTCATAAGGTCTAAATCAAGTTTAGTATTGGCTGTTCTTCTGTCGGCGGCTAGCTTTGCACCCGCTTTTTGCGCATCTATTGCTAATTCTTGTTTAGCTATAGCAATCTGTTCCATGTCAATTGCGGCGTCAGTCTGATCTTTTTGCATTTTTCGCTGGAGTTCAGCCTGTTTAAGCTGCATATCAGCTTGATCTTTCTGAGCTTTACGCTGTACATCTTGTTGTTTAACTTGCAACTCTGCTTGCTGCATCTGGAACACAGGATCTTGTTGCTGTTGTTGAGCAGCTTGCTGTGCAGCTTCTTGCTCGTGTTGAGCAGTTAACTGCTTGGCCCCCTCAGCAATAAGACTAGCCAGATGTACTTCAATGTCTTCTGGCAGAGCTGCATTAGGTGGTGGTAGCTCGACTCCAAGTTTCTCCTGCAACTGAGCGCGGTATCTAAACCCAAGGTGTTCAGCAATGTGGGCATTAAGCGCGGCCATCATCTGCTGTGCCTGTGGATTCTGACCAATAGCCCCAGCAACCATAGGGTCTTTCATGAACGACTGGTGAGTTACAATGTGTGCCTCGTGGTCTTGTATCAGGAACGCTTTCACTGGGGTACCTGTTAGCACGTTCATGTTCTCGCTAACTGGATCAGTTGGTCTAGCATCGTCTTCTGTAGGCACCAACTTGTCGGCGTTTTTGACGCCCAGTACTTCAATCATCTGGCGGTGTAGCTGGGGTAGGTTGTATATCTGCGGGGCTTGTTGCGACATCTGCAACACTGCTTGGTACTGCACTACTCGCTGCGCCATTGTTGAACTATTCGGGTCACTTACAGGAATTACATCGACAAGAGCGTAATCCGACTGTCTGGCTGATACTTCTCCCCTAGATGGCTGATACTCGTACTCAGTGGGGGCTTCTTCCGCCATAATAGTTTTGAGCATCTTAAACTCTAACTTCATGGCATAATGAACCCGGGCCTGCACTGCTGCCATTGGTTTAAGAGTTCGCTCTAACAAAGCCAGTGTAGTGCCCACCGGGGCATTAGCAGACATGTCGGAAATGTTCATGTCACTGATAGCCCCTAAGCGACGCCCTTCAGTGGTAATCTGGTTAAGTAACGAAAGCAGTGTTTGACTTGGCTCTTTATATGGGAGGGGCATGATATTGTCACGAATTATTCCTGACGGCACGTCAACATCTTTCCATTCGCCCGGCGAAATAGGAGAGTCATCCCCCTTAATACGCAACCCTCGGGACTTTAAACCCCCCGGTAAGTTAGACAGGGTGCCGGCATCTACCAACTGGCGTATAAGTGAGGTACCTGCTCGGGCGTAGCCACCAACAATGTGGATCAACCCAAGCCCATAGAAACCAAAGCCGGGAACATACACATAGTGTACAAAATGTTGACGTTTTAACATCAACTCGTCTTCTTCGTTCCAGTTACGGCGTATAGATAGTATCTCTGAAGTACCACGCTCAATAGTAACTACGTAGGGCTTTGCAAGATTGTCTTCGTCATCAATGCCATCAATAAGCAGGTCTGCGTGGATTTCATAAATGCTATAGCGGTCGTCATCAGTAATAGAATACCCGCCTTCCTCGGCTTTCTTCTCTTCGATGTCCGTGTGGAACGGAGAAGGCTCACCTAGTTCTACATCAAGGTAAAACCCTGCTGCTTGTAGCTTTCGTACTTCGTTCTTAGTCTTACGCATAACATGTGTAACACGTTCTGCTGACTCGATGTTAGACGCGCCATAAGGAACGATAACGTCCTCGGCAGGGATGTAAATAGCCACCTGCCTATTTATAGTAGGATCATAGTAGACTTTCTTAAACGCTGATCCTGCAAGCCCTAAGCTATACAACATACGCTCATGTTCAGGACGGTACTCAACCATAGTCTCGGTAAGCTGGTAGTTCATATCAGCTTTAACCCGCTCTGCGGCTTCTAACTTCTCTTTAGTCTCCTTGCCCAGAACTTTTACCCTAACTGGGCCAGAGGCGGGGAACGTCTCGCTCATAGTTTCTGCTTGGAAACGTATAGCAGCTTCAGCCAAGACTGTGGAGTTAACTCCGCAAGCGCCTTCCCAAGGAGTACTACGTTCTTCTTGCTTAAACCCTAGGATTTCAAGTCCCTTTACATACGTATCAGCCCACTCTTTACGGCTTTCTTCGTCTGCCTCAACCATACTAATAAGGTCATTAGCTAACTCCGTCAACGTACCTTCGTCTAGGGCTTCAGCTAGATTGTCGTTAAAACCCAATAAATCGGTTTTATCTGCCCCCGGAATAATGGTAACCTCTACGCTACCGTCGTCTAGAGTAACCATGTCCGGGTTTACGATTTCAATTTCAAGTTCTGCCTTTTCCATTAAATCGTCGTCATTCTCGCCTTCGGGGGCGGCGTATAGCGCTTTTTCAATTGACATTATTTAACCTCTTAGTAAAACCCGCCACTGCGACGTTTAAAATATTTAGTTTCTTCCATTTCATCTGTTGGTAATCGTATAAACCCACCTTGCCTAAACCGCATAAGTGCCATAACCGTAGAGTCCACTAAGTCGTCATGACTCATAAATGGAAACCCAGCTATTTCTTCTATTACTTCTTCGGCCCACCGTGTTTGAGGAACCCATACTAATCCAGACTGTACGATATCAGATACCGAATTTAAACGTGCCAGTTTATCGCCTGACCCTCTGTGGGGTGTATACTCGGATACGGGTAGTCCCATCCTGCGCATTTCTTGATACAGCGCAACACCGGAACTTTTTTTCTCCACAATAAACGAGTCGGGTTCCCACTCTTCGTACTCTCTTAAGGCTAGTTCTTTTAGCTCATGAAATTCTAATCTGTCTTTTATACTATTAAGCAGTATAATATTATACGCTGAAGTCTCTTCATTTAGAAACACCCCCCACGTAGTTAGTGCCGTATAGTCAGCACGGTTGTGTTTTTCTGCTGCGGAGTCCAGCGACATTATTATGTATTCGCACTTGGGCGGGGTTTCCCTTTCCCACTCGTTCCACCACTCACGCTTTATAATAGCCGCTTCTTCTGCGGTAGGCTCCTGCTGGTACTGTGCATTCCATTGAAAATTAGGCATGGAAGCTTTGGTGCGTAGCAGGGCTTCTAAATCAAAAAACTCGGGCCACAGCGGTTTTTGTATTGGCTCTCCTGTGTCAGGTGCATATAGCTCTAGTATGGCAGGAAATTCAACGACCTCATACTGATCAGATCGCTCGTTATTAGCCATATCTTTAACCACACGGCCGGTAAGATCGTCCATATGCCATCTAGTTTGGACAATGGCTACGCTACCTCCGGGCATTAAACGCGTACGAGCACCAAACGTAAACCACTCATAGGCTTTTTCAAAGACCGAAAAATTGCCATTAATTACATCCTGCTCTGAATGCGGGTCGTCTACCAACAACAAATGAGCACCGCGACCGGCTAGTGCAGAGCCAACACCACACGCATAGTACTCTCCGCCAGAGTTTGTACTCCAGCGACCCGCTGATTTAGAGTCTTTGGCAAGATCAACGGTAGGAAATATGCTTGTGTAGGCAGAACTAGATATAATATTACGGACTTTACGCCCAAAATCGACCGCCAAGTCGGTAGTGTGGGACACCATCATTACTTTCTTGTCTGGATTACGCCCTAGGTACCACGCGGGAAAGAAAATAGATACTAATTGGGACTTACCGTGGCGGGGAGGTATGTTTACGCATACTCGATCCTTGTCTCCACGTTCAATTGCCATTAACTTATCGGCAAGAATACGATGATGCTTACCCACTAAATAGTCTGGCTGCATTAACTTACAAAATTCTATTAAGTCGTCGTATGCGAGCTTGTTTTGACGTCTACTAGCTAGTTCATCGACTAGCTTCTCTATCTCCAATACCTCGTCGTCGGTAAAAGAGTCTATATTATCCAGCATTTGCTGAACTTCTTCTTGTGTAAAGTCCTGCTGAACTTCACTCACTCGATTTTAGCCCTAACTCAGTGTCTAGATCAACAAAATCCCCATCTAAAACAATTTCATCGGCGGGGTTTACTAATTTTTCTAGCTTACGGCGTAATTTAGCTTTTAAATCATCAGTAGACTGGTGGGTAACCGTGACCTCCGACTTCTCTGCAAACAAAGCAACATCTGAAATCTTACCCAGTAACTCCAATGCTCGTATTCGTACACGAGGATCAGGGTTTTCGGTCTCTATAATAAGTTTATTAGTAACTAAATGCCGTATAGATATTGCAGACTCGACTACAGAGGCTCCAAATTCAGCTAATATGTTACCTGTAAGTACTAAAGAAGCAGGCGTAAGACTAGATAAACGCTTAGGAGTTATTTTCTTAGACGTTTTTTCATGGTCGTCAGCATAGGCCATAGCAATTTTAGCTGCCACGTCTTTGTCTTCCTTATTGGGTTTGAGTTCTAACCCATGTTCTGCTAGCTCTAAGGCCGTAGTTTTAGCTGCTTGTGTGCGGACAATTAAATCCACCACAGGATCGTCATCAAATAGCGGAACCCCAACCTCGGGTTCGAGTTTAATCGTCATGTTGCCGTCGCAGGTTATTCACCAGAAGCTGCTTTATACCTTATACAGAAAAAGTACACAATAGTACAAAGGGTACAAACTACTTATTTTTAAGTTTTCTATGCGTCCACTTAAAATTACTTAGCCGCTTTACCCCGGTTTCCAACTCCTGCACAGTAAACTGATGGGGAGCAAACTGATGCCCTTCAGCGCTGGGTAGTTCTTCCGTAGCCCTAACAATCAAAGTCTCAAGTTCTAAGGCTACAAATACGTAAAAGTCAGCAACGCGTTTACCGTTTATGTTATACGCGTAACGGCCCCGTTTATTCTTATTAGAGGATTTTACCTCAACTGTAAACACGTCTCCAAAATGAGATTGGCACCACAGGTCTACGCCGAAACGAGTTACGTGGTGGCACTGTATACCGTATTTTTCTAGCACGTACATCACGAAGAACTCCCCTATTCTTCCTATAGCACTAGCGTTACGAGGGTTATGCATGAAAACACATATTATATACAAAAAATTTTTTTACAACGGGTAAATAATTAGAGGTAGGGGGTGTTCCCTTATAGAGGGGGGGTGGGGTACCGAACTTGGAAAAAAGCAATTCATTTGAGTAAATTGGTAATACTATAGACCTACCCCGCATTTTGCCTGAATGGGGGCATAGGGGGCGGGTGGGTGTCGAGGTCTGCCGTTTTGTTATAACGCGTTATAACCAATGTCGAGCGGTGATCAATCTATTGCGTTATTACCTAAACGTGTTAATGTATACCCATGTCGAGCAATGATGCCGACATCAACTAGAGAGCATACATTATGAGAAACGAAATCAATGCAATACCCGCGCGTCTTACTACCAACGGCCGCAAGGCTATCACCAGCGCGACAGCGAGCCAGATCAAAGCTAATGGCCGCACCAGCGCGACAGTCGATCAACTGATTGCCGATGGCATGTTGTGGACTGACTTTATAGCGCCGGCAAGTGAGGGTTCGACGTCAACACCTGAACTGCACAAGGCGCTGAAGGCGGCTATTGTTGAAGGGTTCAGCGCTGCTGATCGCAAGCTACTGGCAACGCCCACCAAAGGTCTCAACGAGGCCAACAAGGAGGCAAAACGATTGAAGCAGCAAGCGGTGGGGGCGTTCATGGGTGCCTTCAAGCGCGACTTAAAGGCGCGGCAAGCACCGGCCGCCCCTAAGACTAGGGCGGCTCAACAACCAACAGGCGAGGCCAGTGAGGTCGCCGAGTCTGGTAAAGGTGTCAATGTAAAGTTGCTCGAGTTGATAGTGACAGCGACTAAAAAGGCGCAAGGATGCGAAGATCCATCATTCAACGTGAATGAGTTTGTAAAACTAATGAAACAAGCGGCATTGATACTCGCCGCTAAGTAATCAACCACGGGGCCAGCAATGGCCCCACAATTAGGAGGATAGAATATGAGAGATCAAAGTGCGGCGTTAAAGTACTTAGCAGAAAAGCACTTCGAGAGGGTCGAGCGCGAACACCGGCGCGACCTAGTACTTTGCGCCTTACT